CGATTATATGCAGCAAAAGGAACTACTTTAGAAACTATAGTTATGGATAAAAACTATTTGGAATGACTATAAAAACAAGCTTATTGGATTGGCTTTGCAAATTGTTGAGGCAGATCGTGTTGCTAATCCAAATTTTAAAACGGATACAGAAAAGATGTCCGGCGGTGTTGAAATGGATGCAATGGGAGCACCTGTTGCCTACCACATCACGGATCATCATCCCGGAGATTATACGAAAGGCGAGAACAAAAGCATAAAACTTCCTGCTTTTTCAGAAGATGGCTCAAGGCAAGTGTTTCATATTTTTACACGGATTCGTCCGGGATTAAACCGTGGTGTTCCGTATCTTGCCCCCGTTATTGAAAGTTTGAAACAGATTGATAAATATACCGAAGCGGAAATTATGGCTGCGGTGATTTCCTCCATGTTTACGATTTTTGTAAAATCGGAGGAAGAAGAAGGCTTGGGAGCAATGACACCAACTGAGGAAGCTGGTGGAAATGCTCGAGATAAAGATTACAAAATCGCTCCGGGTGCAATCTTGGATTTACAGCCGAATGAAAGCATTGATATTGCTGATCCGAAAAGACCCAACCAAGCGTTTGATCCGTTTGTGCAGGCCATATTAAGACAAGTTGGCGTAGCTTTAGAAATTCCGTTTGAGATATTGGTTAAGCATTTTACCGCTTCATATTCAGCAGCTCAAGCCGCATTGGTAGAGGCATGGAAATTTTTCTCGGCTCGTAGAACGTGGCTTTCCGATAAGGTTTGCCAACCAGTCTATGAATTGGTAATTGCGGAAGCGGTTGCCAAAGGGCTTTTGAAAGCACCGGGTTTCTTTTCTAATCCGATTATTCGTGCTGCCTATCTTGGTGCTGAATGGATAGGCCCTCCAAGAGGACAGATTGACCAACTTAAAGAAATCAAGGCTGCAGAAATTCGTATAAATCTTGGCGTTTCAACCTTGGCTGAAGAAACCGCACAAATCACAGGGGGAGATTGGGAGCGTAAACATCCTCAATCTGCCAAAGAGAATAGAATGAGAAAGGAAGCGGGTCTTGTGGAAGAACCCAAAGAGGCTAACGAGAAACCCATTGAAAAGGATGATGATGAATCTAAAAAAGAGGAATAATAAATGCATGAGATTTTAAGCATTGCAAAACATTGGGCGATGGAGCCGGATAGTTTGAAACACTTGTCTTCCAATACGAAGGCATTTTCTTTTTCAAGCGATCCTCCACTCAAAAATACTCGCTCTGTTTCAATTAGAGACGGCACGGCAGTTATACCTGTCAGTGGACCAATCACAGCTCAAGATAGCTTTCTCTCCTTCTTTTTTGGAGGCACACCCTTGGATGTTTTTGTGAAGGATTTTCAAAACGCCTTACATGATGACAGCGTCAAAGCTATTTTGCTGAATGTTGATAGTCCGGGAGGTGTTGCTGTCGGCCCCTGCGAAGTTGCGGAGATGATTTATCAAGCTCGAGATAAAAAACCTATTTGGGCTTATATCGGACGCAATGGTTGCTCGGCTGCTTATTGGCTTGCATCTGCTGCTGAAAAAGTCATTGCCAACCGCTCTGCTATTGTTGGAAGTATTGGTGTAGTGACTGCCGTTTCAGTTCAGGAAAACCCTGATGAACAAGGCTATCGGAATATTGAGATTGTATCGAGCAATGCAGTGAATAAACGTCCCGATCCTCGCACGGCGGACGGTATGGCAGAAATTCGGCGGGAGCTGGACAGTCTTGAGAGCGAATTTATCAACGGGGTTTCAAAATACAGAAATGTATCCCCTGAGACTGTCCGTCGTGATTTCGGTCGTGGCGGTGTTGTGGTCGGCACGGAAGCACAGGCTTCAATGATGGTTGATGCACTTGGGACTTTTGAAGACGTGATGAGCGAATTAACAACAACTAATTTTAACCAAAATAAAGGAAAACATACTATGAATAAAACCAATGAAACTTTACCTGCAAATGCTGTTTTAAAAGAGCAGATCACGGCAGATATGATTAAAAAAGAATTTCCGACCATTCATGAGGCTTTCAAACAAGAAGGCTTCAAGGAAGGTCAGGAAAAAGGTGTTGCGGATGCCAAGTCTATCGGTATTAAAGAAGGTGCGGAGGCTGAACGGAATCGCTTAATGGCAATTGAAAACGCCTCCCTTCCGGGTCATGAAGACTTGGTTGCAAAAGCAAAAGCCGACGTGCAAATGACTGCTGAAAAACTAGCCCTTCAGATTGTTTCTGCAGAAAAGGAAAAAGGCGGAGATTTCTTAAAAGCGGCTAAAGCAGCAGAAGATAAATTGCCTGAGATTAAACCGAGTGTGGCAACAACAACGGATGCAAACAAGATTGATCCGAATGCCCCTGTTGAAGAGAGAGCCAAGGCGGAATGGGTCAAAAACTCAAAACTTCGTGCGGAATTCGGTGATGATTACGAGTCGTATCTTGCTTTCAAAGAAGCAGATGAAAATGGTCAAGTTAGAATATTAGGTAAAAAATAAGGAGTAGATTATGACAGCTTTAACAACAGATACTTCCCGAGTTTACGAACTTGGTGTGACCAACGAATTTCCCGTTGCTGCCAATGCTATCATTTATGAAGGTGCGGCCGTTGGAGATAATGGTTCGGGATATTCCCGTCCGCTTCAATCCGGTGATTCTTTCAGAGGATTTGCGGACAGACATGCGGATAATTCCGCAGGTGGAGACGGTGAGAAAAACATCCGTGTTCGCAAGAAAGGAAGCATTTTGCTCGATATTGCAGGCGTCACATTAGCCGATGTCGGTAAACCTGTTTATGCATTGGATGATAACACATTTACTTTATCTTCAGGTGGCGGAGCAAGTTATATCGGGCAGGTTTCACGTTTAGAAACTTCAGGAAAAGCCGTGGTGGATTTCTATGCCTATGCACACGTACCTGTAACACCGTAACTTTTTAAAATCAGTCAGGCGTTCTTCGGGACGCTTTTTTTTATGTCTAAAATCAAGGAAAACTAATCATGTCTTTAGCAGAATTATCCTCAAGAGCGATTATCGGTCGTTACCATAAACGCCTTAAACAAAACAGTGGAATGGAATGGGTAAAAGCCGTTTCAAATCATTTTACATCCGATCAAGAAAGCGAAACCTATAAATGGCTTGGACAGGTTCCTGTCATGCGTGAATGGGTTGGTGGTCGTCAGGCGAAAGGATTCACAACGAACGGCTTGACCATTGAAAACAAGCATTTTGAAGCAACGCTTGAAATCCCAGTTGTTGATATGCGTCGCGATAAAACAGGTCAGATAAATGTTCGTGTTGATGAACTCGCTGATCGCACAAACACCCATTGGGCTCAATTGCTTTCAAAACTTTTAATCAAGGGAGAAAGTACCGTTTGTTATGACGGGCAGTATTTCTTTGACTCCGATCACAAGGAAGGTGAGAGCGGATTACAGAGCAATAAATTACAGCTTAATCTTAATGATTTTGCAGAACAGATTGATGGTGGAAAAGTCGGAAGTCCAACAGCTCCAAGTGAGGCGGCTTTGCGTTTTGCAATACTGCAAACTATCCAACAGATTCTTTCCTATAAAGACGATCAAGGCGAACCAATGAACGAAAGTGCATCCAAATTCTTGGTGATGGTTCCTACGTCTATGTGGTATTTATCCAAAGCTGCACTGGCTGTACCTTTAACGGTTGGCGGTGCATCCAACATGGTTAAAGTATTAAGTGAAATTGATATTGCCGTGGCACAGAATCCAAGATTGGATGCTTGGTCGGATAAATTTGTTGTTTTTCGTATTGATGGAGCAGTTCGTCCTTTCATTCGCCAAGAGGAAAAACCTGTTGCTTTGAAAGCGATTGCAGAAGGTTCAGAACTTGAATTTAAGGAAGATAAACATCAATACGGTGTCGATACTTGGCGAAACGTCGGCTATGGATTTTGGCAACATGCTTGCCTTTCACAACTCGTAAAAACATAGAAAGGAGTTTGGTTTATGAAAACATATAAAGTTACAACCGCACATGCCACATTTGGGTTGGGGATGGTGCTGAAACTATCTGAAGAACAATCGTCCATTAGGGATCATGCTTTGATTAAAAAAGGCAAAAATACCTTTGAGGTGAAAGAGCCTGTTCAGTTTAAGCAGGGGGAAGTGGTTGGTGTTGTAAAAGGCAAGCTTTCTCGTTTTTTGGAAGATCGTTTGGAAGAAGTTGGGAAAAAGAAAACGGCTCAATCGACTAAACAACAAACAACCGATGCGGAGAAAGATTCCGAATTTCCAAAACTCGAGCATGTTCAATTCGGGAAGTACAACGTCTATGACAGGGATGGAAAGCAGGTAAATAAAGAGCTTCTTAAGAAAGAAGAAGCGGAGCTTTTATTTGAAGAAATTCAGGATGAGGATGTGACAAGTGGTGTTTGATTTTGACACATTCATTAACAAGGCATGCGTGGGAGAAACGGATATTGAGGGCAATGTAAAGGAGGGAATATTCGGACGAAACATTCTTTATATTCCTGCTGATAACGGTTTTGAGAGCTTTCCCATAGCGGGTGATTTTCACAAAAGCTATGAGGAAGTGCAACCCGATACCATGAGTGAGTCATCGATTACTTCTGAGCAGATCGTTGTTTTTATCCGCAAGATCGATATGCCTGAATTTTTTCCAAAACCTCTGCAAGGAGATTATGTCGAGGTGGATGGGTTTCGTTTTCAGGTGATTGATGTGCAAATTCATATACCGGGTAGTTTGAAACTGGTGCTGCATGAGGAAGTATAATGCACCCAAGAGAAAACATCCGAAAGGCTTTTGTAGACAGATTAAAAACAGCCGTGGAAGGGGGGTATCCAACTATGGCAGATGACAGGGTTTATGCGAGCCGTGTCAAACCTCTATTTGATCAGTTTTTCCCTGCAATTCTCGTGTATACGCAGGAAGAAACCGTTGAGGAAGATCAATGGGACGGTGATGGATATGCCCCTTTGAAACGCAATCTTTCAGTAGATATTGAGGCTGTAGTTAAGGGTTCTGAAACACTGGATGATGAACTTGATCTGTTTGCATTTCAAATTGAAAAGGCGTTTGATGGATGGGATATCAACATGTATCAATCATCCATATTGCGTCTGAAAAAGACTGAAAGTTCTGCTGTGATTGATGGGAGTAAGGTGTATGGCGTGATACGTTTAACTTATTCACTCACTTATAGAACAGCCGTCAAACAGCCGGATGCAAGTGGCACCACACCAACAGATATAACCATAAGGGAGAACACCGATGCACATTACTATGAGCAGGGATAAAGGGGCGTTTAAGAAAGGGGAGAGTTATGATTTAAAGCTCGACAAAGCCAAGGAATTACTCACCCATGGCTACTGTGTGAGGGTTCGTTCGGATAAAAAAAGCACTGTTTTAAAATCCAAAAACAAGGAGAAAAAGTGATGCTTTTTGACGAAAAGCAGGGCTTCAATATGAACGAGCTGGCACGGCGTTTGGCAAACATTATCCGCCTTGGAACAATCAAAGAGGCTGATTACGATCGGGCTTTAGCTCGTGTTGAAATAGGTGATCTGCTTACGGGCTGGCTTCCATGGATGACCCGCCGTGCAGGAAATAGCACCGACTGGCATCCTGTCGATGTGGGTGAACAAGTTGTAGTTTTAGCTCCAAGCGGTGATTTATCTCAAGGGATAATTCTGCCTGCTCTTTACAAGGAAAATGCTTCCAGTTCTTCAAAAGACGTACACACAACCCATTATGCGGACGGTTCTACCGTATCATTTGACAGATCATCGGGAACGTTTAGTGCCGATTTTAAAGGAGATGCTAATATCAATGTTGCAGGCAATGTAAGTGTTGAGGCATCAAATGCTATTGTGAAAGCTCCTCAAATTACACTGGATGGGAATGTTGGTATTACGGGAAATATTGCAGGAAGCGGATCAACGGAACTTGCAGGAGGTGGTTCACCTGTTGCCCGTGTGGGCGATACGGTTCAAGTTGATCCCAATACGCATAAAGGCACGATAACGGGAGGGTCGGACAATGTGACTGCGGGATAGTTATTTATAAACAGTATCGCGTTTTGCAATTGTAATGACTTCAATAATCAGTTCGTTATCACGAATTTCGCAAATAATTCTGTACTTTCCGACGCGATAACGCCAAAGGCCGGACAGGTTTCCCATAAGCGATTTTCCCAAATCGTAAGGAGATTCAACATCTTGAATTTTATCAAGATAATTACTGACTTGGCGTTGTGTTCCCTTATCCAGTTTGGCAAACTGTTTAGCCGCATGAGGCGAAAATTTTATAGAATAAGGCATTTAATCCAGTTTGTTTTGTCGTTTAATATCGTCAAAAGACACCAGTTCGTCGCTAGTATAGCTACCTTGAATACGCCGTGCATCCATGACGTCTTCAATATCCTGCATATATTCAACAAGTGCCGCACGGATTAGATATCCTTTACTGCGGTCAAGTTCTTTTGCGTATTTGTTCAGTTCCTCATAGAGCTCTTCTGGTGCCTGAAAAGAAAGTGTGTGCATAATATACCTCTAAGTTATCATAAGCTGATAACTCCTATTATAACCTATCAGGTAAAAAAGAGCAATAGTTTATGCGAGGAATGAATATAAACACAGGTGAACATCTGGAAGGGATTGCTCATCTCAAGCAGTCTATTGCTGATATTCTAAGTACGCCCATCGGTTCACGGGTGATGCGTCTGGATTACGGTTCAAGGCTGTTTGAGCGGATTGACAACCCGTTAAACGGTGATTTAATTGCCGAGATTTATTCGGATGTGGTGGAAGCACTTTATAACTGGGAGCCTCGTTTTGAGGTGATTCAGGTGACGGTACAAAACATCACACAGGGAAAGCTTACCCTAGATTTGGAAGGTCGCTATTTGGTGGATGGAAAGAATATCAGACTTGAAGGAATAGAAATCAAAGGTGGTGAAATCCCGCAAGGAGAAGATATCAGGCGGTATGATGTATTTACCGAAACAGGTGAGCCGATTCTTACGGAAGATGAAAGACCGTTGCTTGGATAATTAAAATGCCCAGAATTAACACATTACCGAAAGCATCTGAACTTAACGGCACGGAAGAGATGCCTATTTTTCAGAATGGTAAAACGGTGCGAATTTCTGTTGCTGGAATGCTTGCTGTTCTTTCCTTTAGCTTTGAAGCAATAGCCGGAATGGATTTATCGGCGAAACAGGATGGAGACATTATCTATTACAACGAAGCGGAAGGAAAGTGGCTAACCAAGCCTCTTGAAATGAATGTTGATGGAGGCGTTTTTTAACTAACAATTTATGGAGCATACTTATGGCTAACATTATTCAAATCAAACGAAGTGCAACAGCGGGTGTAGTCCCAACAGCTGCACAATTACAGGAGGGAGAATTGGCAATTAACCTTGCCGATTTGATTCTCTATGTAAAAAACAGCAGTGGTGCAATTGTGGATATTTCAGGAAGTAATTTTGCACGATTGCTTGATCCTGAGTTTATTGGAACACCGAAAGCACCCACACCAAGTGCAGGCGATAATTCCACCAAAATTGCCACAACTGCGTATGTCCGTGGTGAAGTAGACAAAGCAATTACGGGACTGGATTTTCAGAAAGATGTTTTGGCAAAACAGGTGGACGCAACGCTTGATCCGAGTTCTTCTCCTACTGTAGGAGATCGTTATATTATTACCGATAGCACCACTCTGCATGTCAATTTTGGTATTATTGGTGATGTTGAAATCAACGATATTGTTGAATTTGACGGCACGGAATTTCAGGTGGTTTATGATGTCTCCTCCCAAGGAGAAGGTGCGTTGGTCTGGGATCAGAATTCCAATTCATGGCAACGTTATGACGGCACGACATGGGAACGTTTTGGTGGACTTTCTGGAGTAACGGGCGGTGCAGGTATTACGGTTGCAGGAGATGCCGTTTCCATTGATGGGGATGACGTAACCATTCACACAAATGCTTCCGATAAGGTGGCGGTTAAATCCTCCAATACGGCAGGACAAAGTTTGATTTCCCAAGGAGCGGATGATGCTGTTTGGGGAGCAACGCCGCTTGATAATCCAAATGCCGTTAGTGGATTGCTGCCGTTTAATCGTGGTGGTGTCGGAACTGATTTAACGGCTTTTGCCGTGGGAACAATGATGCGTATCAATGCCACACAGAACGGAGTTGAAGCCGCACAGGAAGGCGTGGATTTTCTTGGCAATAATAGCCTTGTTGATGGCGGAACATTCTAATGCCAAACACCATCAAACATAAAACCTCTGTTCTTTCTGGTAAAAAACCGGAAGTAAGTGAACTGATTGTCGGGGAGCTTGCCTTAAATGCAGGTGATGGAATTCTGTATGCCAAAATGGCGGATGATTCCATTCGTCAGGTGCAGTTTGTTTCGCCGATTATTGATTACGGTATGACATCGGAAACGGCATCGCAGTTTGAGGATTTCGGCTTCATTGCCGAGCAGCCTGAACATGGGATTGACTATGGTGGTATTGGATGAACGGGGTTATAGACTTATCACAGCTTCCCGCTCCTGAAATTGTTGAGAATATTGATTACGAGACTCTTCTCAAGGAATATTACTCAACCTTTATCGGTAAGGATTCAGGCTATGATGCTTTGTTGGAAAGCGATCCTGCGATAGTAGTACTGCAAAGCACTGCGTATCGTGAAATGCTGATTCGGCATCGTATTAACGAAACCGCCAAAGCAAATTTGCTTGCCTATGCCGTGGGATCGGATCTGGATCATAAGGCTGCAGGTTACGGCGTTGAACGATTGGAAGGGGAAGATGACGGCAGGCTTCGTTATCGTTGTCAATTATCTTTAGAAGGATATTCAACGGCAGGCCCTATCGGCGGATATATCTTTCATGCACTTTCTGCCAGTGTAAAAGTAAAATCCGTTGATGTGGACAGTCCAAACCCCGGAGAAGTGGTTGTAACTGTTCTTTCCAATGAAGGTAACGGCACGCCTCTTGAAAGGGAAAATCTATTCGATGTTGCAGTGCAACTAAAAAACAATGCAGTCGTTTTGGAGGGGAATAATATTACCGATCTCGTAGTGAAGGATGAAGCCGGAAATATCACATACACGGAGGGAGTTGATTATATTTTTGACAGGGATAATTCGCTTTTACTGCGAACCTCAGGCAGTCCGATATTGGAAAATGTCCTATTGCTTCTTGATTATGAACGAGCGGATGTTTTGGAATTGGTCAGGTTACAGCTTAACAATGAGGATATCCGTCCGCTCACGGATATGGTAACGGTTCAGCCTGCGGAAATTATATCCTATGCGATTGAAGCAGAAATCACGGTGTATCCCGGACCGTCTTTTGCTGTTGTGGAAAATGAAGGACGAGAACTTTTGGAGCAGTATGTAGACGAACGCCACACGGTAGGCGGACTGGTTGCCGTATCTGGTATTCACGATGCACTCCATACCAAGGGAGTAAAAAAAGTGAAGATTATTTCACCTGCCTCCGATGTTGAAACAACCAATATTCAGGCTCCTTACTGTACCGATATCACATTGACAACCACAGTAGACTATGCCTGATTTTAAAACTTTGCTTCCTCCCAATGCCACAAAACTGCAGAGGGATTTGGAGGTGATATTTGCCAAGCGAATGGCTGCTCTTGGAACACCGAACAGGGATGTTACGAATCCCGATCGATGTCCTACACATATTTTGCCATGGCTTGCATGGGAAATGTCTGTGGATGTGTGGAACGAAAACTGGACAGAAGAAATCCGTCGCGAAGTGATTAAGGCAAGTCTAGAAGTTCATAAACGCAAAGGAACACTCGGAGCTATTAAGCGGGCATTAAATGCCTTTCAGTTTGATGATGTAAAAGTGGAAGAATGGTTTGATTATGGTGGCAATCCGTACACCTTCCGTGTGTTTATCGATATTGTAACGGACGGTTTTGACATTATGAAAATGGATGAAGTATTTGCGGTGATCATGTCTTCAAAAAATGCACGTTCACACCTTGAAAGTTTGCAGGCGTTTTTAACGACCAAGACTCAAATGCCAATCATAGCTATTGGTTGCGTCACGGGTGAAATTACAACGATCTATCCAAAAGAAACATAATGGCACAGCAATACTACACAATCATCACGGATATTGGGCTGGCAAAAGAAGCAGCCGCCCATACTGCGGGAGCATCGCAAGTGCAGCTTTTGGAGTTGGCTGTTGGCGACGGGCTGGGTTTTATGTATGACCCAAGTGGCGATATGACCTCACTTAAAAACGAGGTTTTTCGTACCAATATTAACAAGGTGTATACCGATACAAACCATCCCAATCAGTTGGTTATTGAAGCAGTTATTCCTGAAAATGTCGGAGAGTTTTATATTAGAGAGGTCGGAATATTTGATAGCGATGGCGATTTATTTGCCATTGGAAAATATCCTGAAACCTTCAAACCGGAACTTGCAAGTGGTTCGGGCAAGGATTTATACATTCGTATGATCTTGGGTTTTTCCACAACGCCTGAGGTTACCCTAATTATTGATCCGAGTGTTGTTCTGGTGTCCGTCAAGGATATTCATGACGTGATGGCGGATGCCATAGTTGTTCATGAAACAAGTGTTGAGGCACATAGCGGTGCATTTCAAGGGCTGCTGGAAGCCGATAATCTGGGGCCTGTCGGGATTCACAATCAGTATTTTGACGGGGTTATTACCGATTACGGAACTATCACGGGAAACAATCCCTTTGCAGCAGAAAATGTGCCGATTGTGCGGTGCGATATGGCACGTGGCGGGTTTAACTATGACTATGAGGATTTAACATGACAACCGTTGTAAAACGCAGAGGTGGAACGACGAATGAACACGATTTGTTTGTCGGAGCATCACGGGAAATTACCGTTGATACGGATAAAAAAACCGTGGTGGTGCATGATGGTGTAACACCTGGAGGATTTGCACTTGCTCGCGAGGATTTAAGCAATGTGACACGGGCTACCGTATTTCATGGTTTTCGTATGGATGAAAACGGCTCTCTTTTTCTTGATACGGGAGACGGAAATTTTAAAGCGGAAGATTATATCGACTGGTTTCTGGCAGGCACAAACATTTCATTTGAAATCAACAACAACGGCGAACTTATCGCAAATCTATAAAGGAGAATATGTATGAACACTCTTAATCTTGGAAAAATCAAATTGGCATGGAAGGGAGCATATAATCCTGCCGAATCCTATACGAAAGATGATCTGGTAAGTTTTTCTGGCAGTAGTTATATCTGTATTCAGGACAATACTGGTTATGCACCGCCCGATCCATTTTATTGGGATTTGATGGCATCGGGAACGGAGCAGCTCTCACAGCTTGGCGATATGGTTATTCATAATGGCACACAAGCCGTTGCTCTTAATGTCGGTGCAGAAAACACGTTTCTTCGCATTAAAAACGGATTGCCTGCTTGGGGTAGTCAAGAATCCCGTCCCGGCACGACCGTGAAAAGTCTGATGAAAGGAGGCAATTACGGCAACCAGCAGGTGGCTTCTTTTTTAATGAACGATGGAAGCTTGCGGGCGGTTGGACGTGCATTGAATTATTCCAATGCCGATACAAATAATCAGCATATATATTTACCACAAACAGTGCCTGTTAATCCTGATAAACCACCTACTGCACCCTTCAAGGCAATCTATAGAAACTATGCCAGTTTCTTTGCCTTGACGGAGGATGGACAGGTATATTCATGGGGACATAATCAGAACGGAATGCTGGGACATGGGGATGCTTTGAATAGGCACCATGCCATAAGAATAGATTGGTTTGTTGATAACGGCATTACCATTGCGGATATTGTGTGTCCGAATGATTGTTTATGGGCTGCCAGCACGACGTTTTTTATTACAACAACTGGAGAATTATACGCTTGCGGTTACAATGGCTATGGACAGTTGGGAGATGGAACGACAAGCAACAGTTATATTCCCATTCGTTGCGGTGTGCTTAGCGGTGTAAAACAAGTATCGTTGAGTCTTT